TCGACGATCAGATAGCCGAACTTAACAATGTCATCGTGCTTGACGAAAATATTGGACTTACTCCAGCTAATCTACTGCACGAGATGACCCATGCTGCTACCCATGCAGTTATACAGAATAAGTCTCATCCCGTCCGCAATCAGTTAAATGCAATTTTTGAGACTGTTCGAGACACTATGTCCGATGTATATGGGTTTACAAACCTAGACGAGTTTGTAGCTGAAGCGTATAGCAACCCAGCGTTCCAGCAAAGGCTAGCTACTGTACGTTTAAAAAACGATAAGGTTACAGTTTGGCAGAAAATCAAGAACATACTGGGTAATTTTATCCGCAAGATGCAAGGTAAAGAACCTGTGTCAATCGATGCCGTACCCGCCGATACGGTAGTTAACAGAATGATCGACGACATCTTAGCGCCTTGGGCTGGATCCAGAGGAGCGGGTACACTTTACAACAAAGTATCTATGGGTAGAGCCAAAGAGTTCCTTAACGACGCCGTTACGTCTATCCCCGTATTTGATAAGGACTCAGAAGCTACGCTGAAAGAGCGGTTACTTGCTTCGTTCCCTGTAGGAGCAAAACGGTTTGCCCTTAGCTTGTTAGACCTCAATGCGATTGTAAAGATGTCTTCAGAACGCATACCCAAAGCAAAAGATTTATTAGACATTATTCGTAAGCAAAGTGGTGAAGTAAATAAAATGCTCGACAAAGCTGAAGCTTTGTACAAAGAAGTCGGGGAGTGGACAAGTAATAATCAAGAGAAAGCCAGTACACTTACTAAGTTAATGAGCAGAAGCACACTGCTGCGTGTAGACCCTTCGCTTGATGCAACTGCTGCCAAAAAGAAATATGACGCAGAAAAGTTTGACGCTTGGAAAGACATGCAGTCTGAGTGGAACGGACTAGGGCAAGAAGGGCAGACTTATTACAAGCGTTGGCGCACTGCTTATCGGTCTATGTATGACGATATCGTAAACGTGCTTGACAGCCGCCTTAAAGAAGAAGTTGTTAATCCGCAAGCTAGAAAGAGAGTGGTTAATGAGCTTTATAGGAAACTAACTGATAACGGTATCATCGATCCTTACTTCCCACTTATACGCCAAGGCAAAGTGTGGCTAGAGTACAACGCCGTGGACCCAGAAACTGGCAACGTCGAATACTATGTAGAGGCTTTTGAGACTAACGCAGAACGTAAGAAAGCCATGCGGCAGATAAGAGAGCATTGGACCAACCCAGCGCCTCGATATAAGTCGGTTGTTGAAGCTCAGATAAAAGCCGCTAAACAAAACCCTAACAACAAAGGTAAGTCTCAAGCAGATATCATAAAAGGTCTGAGCAAAGTAAATCAGTTCTCGGACATCAGCAAAGCAAGTTATAAGAATGCGCCTCCAGCATCATTTGTTAACGATGTCCTTAAGATTTTGCAGGTGAACGGAGTCAAAGAGACCGCTCAAGAAGAAGTTATGCGTCTATACCTAGATGCTCTTCCAGAGCGTTCCTTCGCACAGTCATTCCGAAATCGTAAAGATCGTCGTGGTTTTATGGGAGATGTTACTCCTACGGAAAGACAAGTACCTGCGGGGGATATGTTTAAGGCTTATAGAGATAGGGCATACAATATCTCGCATCAGGTTGCTCGTGTTAAATACGGCGCTCAGATAAATGCTTTCCAAGCCATGCTTAATCAGGAAAAGGAAGCATTAGATACTAAAGATATCCCACAAGAAGAAAAAGCTCTTAATGAACTCTACATAGAAGAGCTAGAGGCTAGAGCGCAGTGGGCAGCGAATCCCGTTGTAAAGACTGCGGCAAAAGTAGCTACGGGTCTGGGCTTCAACGCAACGCTTGGTCTTAACTTGTCCTCTGCACTGGTCAACTTGTCACAGCTACCTATGGTCACACTACCTTATCTTGGTGGACAGTATGGATTCATAGAAGCTACTAAAGCAATGGGCAGAGCAAGCAAACTATTCATGGCTAGTGGACGCGAACGAAGCGTGGATTCTTACGGTGTGGAAGTAGGGCAAGACATTAAGAGCAAGCAAGGTGCACTGTGGTCATTAGATAACTATGATTTTAGCGATCCCAACCTCGACCCGGAAATCAAGCGATATGAAACGTTAGTTAAAGTTGCGTCTGAGTTAGGCCAATTAAACCGCTCGATTGCATACGACATTCTTGATCTTGGCGATATCACTAATCCTATGGCTAAGATTAATGCAGTAACTGGTTTCTTCTTCCATCACGGCGAACGCATGAACCGGCAAATATCAATGGCTGCTGCGTATGATCTCGCACTCAACAAAATGAAATCTGATGGTAGGAAGATAGACGAGGCGGCTAGACAAGAAGCAGCTATCGAAGCTATCAACGTCACAGAGATGACTAATGGCGGTATTGCCGCCGCATCCGCTCCACGTTTTGCCCAAGACGGTCTCGGTAAAGTAGTCTTCTTATTCAAACGCTATGCCTCCGCAATGTACTTCATGCTGGGTAGTCTCGCCTATCGAAGTATTAAAGGTAGCGATGCAGACAGGGCTATGGCTCGTAGGCAACTTGCGGGTGTATTCGGCGGTGCAGGGTTAGTAGCGGGTATTCAAGGACTACCTCTCTTCGGCGTACTCGCAATGATGCACGATATCTTTAAGGATGATGACGAAGAAGACTTCGAGACTAGCGTACGAAAGTATTTTAATGAAGGTATGTATGGGGGTTTGGGTAACTACCTCTTTGGCGTTGACGTAGCCAGCCGTATGGGTTTATCAAATCTAGTGTTCCGTGACCGACTAATAGAGAAAGACCAGAGCATCTTGTGGACCACTGCTGAGGTGTTAGGTGGTCCTGTGGTTGGTACAGTCCTGCAAGTAGAACGTGGTTTTGACCAGATAGCAGATGGTAATGTAGCGCGGGGGATAGAAACTGCAATGCCTGCCGCCATTCGGAATATTATGAAATCTGGGAGGTTTGCAACAGAAGGGGCCAAGACTCTACGAGGCGATCCTATTGTCGAGGATATCGGCCCGTGGAATACTTTCGCGCAAGCTGTAGGCTTTGCGCCAGCCGACTACACGCTACAGTTGCAGAAGAATGCACAAGTTAAAAAGATAGACCGCGCCGTCAACGAGGAACGTACTAAGCTGCTACGTAAATACTACATAGCATTACGTAATGCGGACGGATTAACTATGTCTGAGATTGCAAAAGACATCGTGGACTTCAATGGCCGACATCCAGTGGTTGCAATTACGCCTAAGACCATCAGGCGATCCATGAAGCAGCACATGCGGACTACAGCTAAGATGTACCACGGTATTACCATCAGCCCGAAACGTCAGCAAGAAGCCTTAGACTTCGTGTCTGAATACGACGAGACGCCCAACATCTGGTACGACATCGCCGAAAACTTCTAACCTTTGTGACGTACTGCGTTTTCTTGCTCAAGCATTATCTTATGTTGATATTTATCTACTAGCTTAAGCGTTGCTAATAGAAACTGGTCATCAGCAGCGTCTATTTGATATGTTTCGCGCAGTTTGACTAAAGTAATCCACGCTAAAAGTAAGTCTTCTCTCGTTGGTTTCATGTGAAACATCCTCCACAAGGGGGCCGTACCCCTTTATAGGGGTACCTAAGAGGGGAGGATAGGAAACGGCCCAAAACCCCCCTCCGAAGAGGGGGGACAACCTTGGAGAGACAGACTGTGGAGGAGTGCTGTCAAGATAAGCGTATCACAAAATCCTCCAGATGCGTACTCCAAGGGTCTTATTTTCTACATGGGTCGCTACTTTATACTCCCACCCCCTACGTTCTAACGCTTTAGCTATCTGCTTCTTAGCAGTAACCGTGTCTATGCAAGGGATAAACGCAGAAGAACCCACGCCCATCACATCCCATTGCACTACGATAAGCACCCCATCAGGGGATAGCTCATCAATCCTCCTCATCAGAAGCGTCGTACTGCAACGTAAAGATAATCGCGTCAGACAACAAGTCCATATGCGTACCCTTAGTTATACGAACTCTTTTCTTCTTCGCTTTGAACTTAGCCATTAGTTCTTGTATAAAACTGCTGTAATCCAACTGCCTACCAACACACCACTCCTTGAGGTACTTGGGTATTAGGTAAGCACACTTCCTGTCTGTTTCGTAGCGCCCCACCAAATGTATGCGCGGCGATTTCGTAGGCTCAACAAGCAGGACATCAAGCCCATTATTTTGGACAAACTCGTCATGATCTTCCTTAGAATTTTGCTTCCGTAGATCAAACGTACTTTTTATCCACAGGATGTTGTTGTATTGCTCAGAGATGTATTCTGTTACTAGCTGCTCTATATTAAGCTGCAACGCTGCTTCGTAGCCTTTGTTTTCCTCAATGACACTTATCCCGAAGTCAAAAACGTCTTTGGTCTTAAAATTAATTAGCCCCGCCCGACGAGCAAAATGGCAACCTGCTACCGTACAAGCTACATCGGCGGACCAATACCTATTCATCGACGTGAGGTTAGCTGCCCTATCTACGCGTTTGCGTATTTCGTAGAGCGTTTCTTCTACCTCCTGCATGTGATTCAGTAGGTACTGTATGTATATAACACCTGCATGCCCGTAATTACGTAGTAGTTTTACAGTGAACGCATCGGTTTTTTCTTTACCGTCTGTATCGAAATACTTTCTCGTTGCTTTGTATTCTAAGAGGCGTTGTAACTCTGCACCTGCATCAGTCTTCAATAAGCTGATCTTATCTACCATACTCATGTTGGCTGCTGAACATCCAGTAGATTTCCACGGCTCGCCCAGTATACGGTTCTTATTGGCGTTCTGCTCCATTCGATCTTTCTGCCTACCCGCTGTAATCTGGTAGATCAATTTACTGAGCACTTTACCATCGGTGTTTGTCATCTCATCCATGCAGATGGGCAAGTTTTTAAACACTTCGTACCGATTCATCTTGGCGTTATATGTGTCCTCTTCCCTCGCCATAAGTTTGTCTGGGTTACCCCACACCGAAAGCATTGCTTGCATAGCTGTCGTTTTACCTATGCCGGTTCCCCCATTGATATGGAATAGCGAGCTAGATATGCCTTCAAAGAACTCAAGCAACACACTACCAAACGCTCGACATACAACAAACTGGTGCAGTACAAGGTTATCTTGGTTGTAGAAATTGATTGTATCCTTCCACTCCTCGAACGTACCTTTTGGTTTGAAGTGTGGCATCCAGCCAGCGGTCTTAGTCGAAGATGGGTTCGTTTCTATTTTGTTTGCGTATATCTGCTTGTTACCTAGCGTGAATGACGTATGGTCTTCAGACCAGCCAAACTGCCTTCGAGCCAAATGTGCCACTTCTGCTGCTTGCAGTTCATTAACCCATGTCATTGTGTACTTCATAAGTTTATCCATTTGCAGCGTAGCAACACCTTGCGCGGATAGTTGTTTACGTAATTCTTCTTTAGACGTTACCGCAGTAAAAGGAATCGTAAACTCTCGTATACCATCGTGGGGTAAGTGCAATCGCATGACAATCATTTCGCCCTGATCGGCATCGTGCAAACGTTCCACAACATACAAATCGTTGTGGTATATCATCTCTTCCACAAAACCATCTTGTCCGTCTGGCACACGTACATAGATACCGCCGTTGGCCCCTCTAAAATACGGATGCGGATACTGTGGTATTACGTACTTACTAGTAGTTCCGCTTGGTGCGGTTACATCAGCAACGTGGATGATATTGTCTTCGTCAATCGCTTCTTTGACTCGTCGGCCCAATGATATTGGAGAACTGATCTTGTCTTTGTGGGGACAGTCAGTGCATACATCAGGGTTTTCGGCGTCAAATGTTTCGCAACGGTATGGCCCTTTAATCTGATCTAACTTTGCATTTGTCTCTTCTTCAGAGTATTCGGGGTGCTTATTAGAGATACGGTGGGCGGCTTTGTGTCCATCTGAACAGAACTTCGCAATCGACAAACCTGCACGCCATAAAGGTTCCGAACAAGTTTCCTGCTGTGTAGCGATTATGCCTAACTGTTTACAGCCATCGCCTTCCATCGTCCGCTTGAGTATGTCTTTGAACGAGCTTTCATAGTTGCCCATCAACGCGCTTTGTACCGCGTTAAATCCAAGAGCTACCGTATCTTTGACTTCGGATAAGAAGTTATTGCTGACCCCTAGAATATCTATGTAGTAGTCGATGTTGTGAGGTAGCGTCAGTTCTTTGTTGAGTACCTTTACAGGCTTGGGGTTTTCGTATTTATGATTCCGCGTTAGTGGTACACGTAGAATACGAGCCGCATCTGCGGTGACTGAATTGTCAATATATAGATCCTTCTCCGCAGCAACTGCTTTGAGACGCTTCGCTACAGGCAACCATTGTTCCCTATCTATAGGTTGCTCTAAAAACCAATATACGTGCAGACCGCCACCAGAGTTAACGATGGTTGGTTTAGGTAATCCGGTCTCATTACAAAACCGTCTAAGCTCCACCAGAGCTTCTTCTTGTGTAAGATACTTTTTAACCCCCCGCTGCTTTTCTTTTTCAGATAACTCACCACAGTCTATATCAAGAAATAAAGAGCGCATCTGTTGTACATTGTTCGCTTCTCTGTTCTGTGATGTTATGAATGTGCCCAATGCGTAAAAGGTGTTATACCCATCCGCATCTAGATCATGCGCCTCTTTAATTACTTCTTGTATTTCAGAATAAAATTTCTGTATTACTTGCTTTTGTTTGTTGTATGCGAATACACAGTAGTAGCCTTCGTCCCCTAGTGCTGTTCGCAGAAATGTTTCTGTATCCATAAATCTGCTCATTCCAGAGTCAGCTAGGCAGGAGCGAGACTACGCTCTTTTAAAAACTCCCGCCTTCACTGGGTTTATTGGCTAGTCATCATCCCATTCGGCCACGATATCATTGAGGCCCACTGATTCCTCACTAGGAGGGGGTGTTGACTTTTTGACCACCTTCTTCGGTTCGCTAACTTCTTCCGTTTCGGCCTTCGCCTCTACAGCTTTCACCTCGACCTTAGCATCTTCTTTCTTGTCCATGAAAAGGGTTTGCACCCCAGATTTCTGGACTCCATCGGTCTGCGAAACAGTTAACGTGATCGCTCTTATAGTATCTGGATGCTCCTTGAGCGCAAGCACTTTTTGCACTTCTTCCTCTTCCAAGGCTCTTACGGGCTTGAAGAACAGCTTCGGAGTAGGACTATTCTCATCGAAATACATTTTTGTCACTATGGCAATAGCTGGCGCTTTGTGGTTCGCAAGGTGCTTTGCGTAGGCTTGCATAGGCATATTGCCGTTCTTTATATCCCCAAAGATGCTGGTAGCTGGTAGTTGTAACTGATAAACGTTATCTAAATCGTCCTCCAATACCACAGCTAACCGCTGCGCGAAACGGCAAGCACGGGTCTGGCCTTGGCCGGAACCCTTTACATTCTGTGGACAATCCATACATCTAGCAGACTGCCGCTGCTCCTCCGGTACTTCCTTAGATGGGGTCGTTGTATCTGCCGACCAACAATAAGGGGGTTCGATCTTCTCTGGGTTGTACTCACTAGCGTAGTAAGTTCTTGATATAGCTGCGGCATTTACAATCACTACGTTCATGTAGTCTTGCTTACTTACAGCTATTTGTTCTCCACCAACAAATTCTCGGAACTTGCCACCACTAATACTAATTCTTCGGGACTTACCGCCGCCCAACGATGCCCCACTTAGTAGGTTGTCGTTTACGTCCTTCAGGGACTCAAAAAGTTCGGCGTTGATAGCCCCTTTTGCTTCAAAAATTGTCATGTCTGACATGCTTTTCTCCTTAATAATCCTCGTCAGCCGACGCAAACATCTTGTCAATGTCTACGCCCTCTCCATCCTCATCCGGTATAACTTGCACGGGCTTAGGTGCCGTAACCAGCGCATCCAGTACATCGTTCTCACTAAACCGGTAAGTCTTACCTACCTTTATGTAAGTATCCGCAGGGATATGTCCCTGCCTGATCCACGTCCTTACTGTCGATACAGAGACATGCAGCTTTCTAGCGATGTCCTCGATCTGCACGAACTTCCTTTCCATTAGGCTTTCCTCACTGAAATGGTGTATTCGGTATCTGCATTGAGACCTTTTGGCATCACATCAGGGTTCTCTTCTAAGAACTGTCGCATGTTGGTTTGGTTCAAGCGTTTGTCCAACAAGCCTAGTTCTCCATGCTCCAGTATAAATTGGTGCATAGAATCCCAGTCGCTAGTCCAGTAGCGCCTCTTAACAGAACGGTAAAAGATACCCTCTGTAGTTCGCACACTCTCCACTTTGTGCTCCTTACAGTGTTCCAACAAGGCTTGTCGGATGGCATCCAGTTTTTCCTTCAAAGCGTTGTCCTCTTCCTCGAACTCAGCTTTGAGTTTTGAACGTGTATCCCGTATCTTTATGAATACGCGAACAAGTTTTTCTACGGGAACTTTCTCTCCCATAACAATCTCCTCCAATGTTGTTTTGTCCACTCTAGTTGTTTTTTATATCTCAGTCAAGCAATTCCTTGTAAAGATCAATTATTTTTGTGTGTATATCTATTTTATTATCAAGTAAGTTGTATACACGTTGTTCTACGGGAGATCCTTGCAGTTGTATAACTGTACATTTGTGATCTTGGCCCGATCTGTGCACCCTAGCGTTGGCTTGGGCGTAGGTTTCTAGTGAGCTTGTTGGCCCCCACCAGACCACCGTATTTGCTGCTGTCAGCGTTACACCGTGTGCTGCAGCTTGGGGTTGGATTACCAATACACGTAGCGTGTCATCGTCTTGGAAGCGTCTGAAGATTTCCGTCCGTTTGGGGGCAGATACATCGCCATGTATGACTGCGTTAGGTATCTTGTCTTTAGTTAGCTTATCCGCAAGTATCTGTATGACGTGACGGAACGGTGCAAAAACCAGAACCTTCTTACTTGACTCATCGATAACTTCACGCAACACGTTGTAGCGGTGTTTGATATCGAACTCCAAGGTTTCTTTGGCGTTGGTATAAACCGCACCAGACGATATCTGTAGTAGCTTGTTCATGTTTACCGCCGCGTTTGCCGCAGTAACTTCCTCTCCCGCAGCTTGCAGGATCATGTCCTCTTTGAGCTTCTTGTAGTACCGTTTCTGTTGAGGGGTCATTTCAACCTGCCGCTTGGTGTACACCATCTCTGGAAGGTCCAAACATTCTTCTTTCGTAAACCTTATGGCGGGTTGCAATACTCTAAACACCGTATCAGTAGCATCTCCTTTAGGCACCCAGCGGAACTGGGTAACTTTGTACATCACCTGATCTCGGAAAGAGCTAGCCAAACGGGGCACTGCTGACGGATTGACGAGCTTCGCTAGGCCGTAGGCATCGACAGGGCTTTGGGCTGCTGGCGTACCAGTCATCATCCACAACCACTTGTCACTAGTCATCAGTTTGTTAAGCGTCTTCCATCTGCGGGTCTGCACGTTCTTGTAGTGTGTAGCCTCGTCTACAATAATTAAATCAAAACCAGCTTCAGCAATGACATCAGAGACAATCTCTACACCGTCATAGTTAATAATGACGTACTCAGAGTCCCCCTCGATAATCTCCTTACGCTTCTTTGCATTGCCGTAAGCCACATCAACCTTTCGGTGCATAGCGAACTTAAACATATCGTCGCGCCAAGCAGAGTCCATGATGGATAGGGGGCATATAATCAGCACTCGTCGGATCTTCCCTTGTTTCATCAGGAAATCCGATGCCCATATTGCCGATGCGGTCTTACCAGTCCCTTGCTCGTTGAAGCAGAATCCACGCTTGTTCATAGTCAAGAACGCTGCTGTAGTCATCTGATGTTTGAACGGCTTGTACTGTCCGGTCCAGTCGTAGTTACCCTCGATGGGAGAAGGCACTTTGATATTTAGATTCTTCAATACATGGGATTCATCGATGCCCCACTTTACCAATACTTCGTTCTCAGCAAGCTGTTTGCTTTTGGGTATTATCGTTGTCACACGCTGCGGGTTACGTAATCTAAGTAGCAACGCTCGGTTATCTATGACTTTCATAAAAGTTTAAACTTCTCCATAGGTATAAAAACACACGCCTCTATATCTCTTGGGTCGTTGCGATCCCTCCTTCCTCCAGAAGCCCTTGGGTATTTCTTATCTAACTTTGTCATGAAGACACCATCAGTGAACCCGACAACCAACATAGGGAATACATTATTAGCGTTGGCGTAATCTAGAATACGGTCAACTTTTGTTGCGCTTATCATGTAGGTAGGATACTTACGGCTATCGTTACTTCGGATCTTTACTTCCGCAACTGCGATAGGGCTACCGTCTATTTGGGTGAACACCCCATCGAACGCAGATAGATCTTCAGACTTAACGAATGCCGCATTGTAGGAGCCACAAATGTAGTTACATACCGCAGCTTCCCTAGACTTGTCCTCCTCAGTCTCGTACAAAGGTCGCATTTATTTTCGTTTGCCTTTACTCAGAGCGCCGCCGCCAGCACGGTTACGTTTTCGACTCTGTACGGTATATCCGTCTTTGTTAGTGCCCCCCTTACTCAGGGGCTTTTTGTGTGCAATGTCTTTACCTTCACGCTTATCCGCTACACCATTTTTGTTAGCGTCTTTGCCGGTCTTATCCATCTTGCGTCTAGCACGTTGGCGTTCCATACGGTCCGTATGTTCGTCCCTAGCTTTCTGCTGCTGGTATTCTTTCTTATATGGACGTGGTTTGTTCTTATATGGCATCTCAATGTTTCCCGTTATGTGGACACTCAATCACTACGCAATGCCGCTTACATAGACCGCTAGGTTTCGGGTTCCACGTATCTGCATCGTAGGCTTTCTGCATGTTAATGTAGTCACGGACCCACCGTTCCCATAGTTCTGGCTGGTTATGGACCTTGTAGGTTTCCTTAATTAGCTCGTTTGAAACTACGAATAGCAGGCCCGCACGAATAGTTTTTACTACTGGAAAGTGTTTAAAGATAGAAAGCGCCATCAGTTCCAACTGGCCTTTGTCTGCGTACTTGGCGTTCTTCCCAGTTTTATAGTCAATAACCCAAGCCAGATTATTCTCTGCATCTAGGATCACAAGATCAGCGATACCCCGATACCACACATCGTCATCGTAGAAACTGCATGGCTCTAGGTTTTCCGTTAAACCCATTTTGTATTCGCAGAGCTTCTCGCCCTGTTTGGCCTTGAGCGCATCCAAGGTTTCTTTTATATAAGCAAACTGCTCTGGGATGCGTACGTTATCCCGTACGTAATTCTCTGCTGCCTCATGCACTTCTGTACCGTAGCGCATTGCTTCCGTCTCCGGTTCAGAGTAGTCCTTTACTACCCGTAGGTGGTAGAACTTCTTTGGGCATTGTTCAAATGCTTTGATCTTACTGAAAGACCAAGGGGCTATACTGCTCACGGTGTATCCTTTGCCTCTGCTATTTGCATCCCTGCCTCACATAAAGCGGAGATCGTTTGTAATATACAATCTTCTGGTATGCGTAATACTTGTGGGGTGTCATTTAACTGTTGACATATCACAACGTCGTATTGGATTTTGCCATCCTTGTTAGAAAACTCAGCGATGCCGACATGAAAAACCAAGTCATCAGGTCGATAGTCGCTCAGGTTTACTACATTGTCTTTACTCATTAACACTCCCCGTAGGATCTCCCTACACCGGATTCGCAATTCACTGGCAACCCCTCTGCCCAATCAGGCACCCAGCGCATTGCTGTTTCAATAAATGCACGCGCTTCTATTAAATCATTCTCTGGTACACAGCACACTATAGAGTCATGAACCGTCAGAACTACGCGGTATTTCTTAGAAATTTTTAGCATCTGCTCTGCTATTATGCAACGCGCTATTGCTTGGCATAGGTTCTCCACAACCTTGCCACCATAGATATGCTTTCGGCCTCGCCGTGTCTTATAGGTATACTGGATCTTGGCGTTCTCATCACGCCCTAGCCGTAAATCATCGTACCGCATAAGCAGCCCTGACGGTAGCTCAATGGCGCACTGTTGCGCGTCTACCTTCACTACACCTGCACGCCCTACACTAAGAGCCTCGCCCCGCACCATATACTTCAGTAAGCTCTGGCACTCGTCCCACAAGTCTTTGATATGTACATTGGTACTCCGGTACACATCGATAATCCGACGCGCTTCTTCCAAATCTATATCGAACTCAAAGGATTTAAGCTGATCCTTGAACCGCACTGCACCCATACCGTACCCAGCACCGAGGATCGTAGTCTTCCCGACAAACCGTTGATCTTTCGTGACTAGTTCTTCGTCGGGTAAATCATAGATGCTCATAGCCATTTTCTTGTAAACGTCGTCGCCATTATGGAATGCCGTAACAAGATCCTGCTGCCCTGCTAACCAAGCCAGAACACGGGCTTCGATTTGCGAAGAGTCGCAGTCAACTAGTATGTATCCATCTGGCGCGATGATGCTTGACTTGAGCTTCTTACCGTTTGGTCCACGGCTGGGCAGATTCTGTAGATTGATTTTGTCATCGCCACCCCACCGTCCAGTGTGTGCCGCATAGTATCTGACAGGTACAGGCAGCTTGCCGCGTTCCGCTATGGCGATAAACCGTTCGGTGCGGGTCTCTTCCAGCGTACTCTTTGTACCTAACCGCGCAGCTACAAGGGCTTGTACCCTGTCGTCTGCGTGCTCTTCTAAATCTTTAAACCCTTGGTCAGTCTTAGCGAAAGCCAAAGTTTCTTTGCCGGTGGTCGCACTTATCTTAGTCGGGGGTTGCACCCCAAGCCCACGCAATACCTCCGCGAACTTAGGGTTGCTCATCAACTCCTCCTTCTCTACGCCCACTGAATCCAGCAGGTCTTCCTTCCGTTGTTTGGTCTCGGCTAGATGCTGTTCGAGTAGATCTTTGTCTAACTCAAGCATAGGCTCGATGAACATTCTGAGGGTCAGGTCTATCGTTTTTAATTCCTTTACTGGAAACTGTTTAGCCATAATCCCAAACAAACGATAAGTTAACTCCACATCGTTAATGCAGTAGTCTCCGTACACCTCTAACTCTTCATCAGAGAAGTCCAGACGCCGCATACCTATCGCGGCCAGAACCTCCGTACCTTTAACTCCGACTTGATATCGTTCAGCCAACGCTTTGAGACTTCCTCCAACTTCTGTGCCGTGGATTGCACGAGCCATGCAAAGAGTATCAGCCCAAACGCGAGGGCGAACATCAAATAACCAGCTAAGAATAGCCCCATCAAACATAGTGTTATGAGCAAGGACCATAGAGTTTCCCCAATCGAACGAATGGAGATAGTCTTTAAGCTGTTCATGAGTGCCGCTAGCCCACTCTGTAGCATTGTTATTAACTTTGACACCGACACCGATCACCTCGAAATCTTTATGCCGGACGTACTCTTCCGTGGTTAACTTTGTAAGAGAAAACTTTTTGTCATAGTACGTCTCGAAGTCTATTGTTATTAAATCCATACTACTTTCTTCTTAGTGCTACTTCTCCACCACAAGCGAAGTACCCTGCACCGTCGATCCAGTTATCGGCATGACGTGGGTTCTCCATGATGCGAGCCACCTTGACCAACGCCATCATTACAGCTACATCTTCCTCCTGTACACCTACTGTTAAGTATCCGCTCCACAAATCTGCAATCCTACGGAAACTATCTTCGGGCTGGCCGTGTGTGTTCTGCCGGTCATGGGTAATGATCTCTTTTGCTTTGTCCAGCAAAGCTCCACGACTGTACTGGGACGTTGCGGATAATCGAGAATCGAAAAGCATATCTCCCGCCAACCGAAGGTTTCCGTACTTTTCTAAAGCTTTATTTTTTGTCCTTTCAATGAAGCTCGCAGAGTAGCCTGTCTCAAATTTTGTTTTAGCGTCCGTATACCCCTGACTTAAATAGTATATGACTGTCCTTTCGTGGTGGGTAAAGTTTGAATTATCACTACGTTGCTGTTTCGTAGTTTTTGGTAACGCCTTTTTCTTCGGCTTGCGTACCAATCCCAACGTTGCCGCTGGTGTCGATACGGATTTCTTCTTAGCTCTCGGCTTCGCCAACCCCATATCGCGCTTGACCCTACCCACATAATATGGGTGACAGCCTACCTTCTCGGCTATCTTGGCCGTACTCATTGTCGGATCTTTCTCTAGTAATTTCTTAACCGCATTCGC